TTATAGTTAACACATCTCCATCTGCATCTTTAGTTGTGGATTCGTCTGAATATATGTCTAATGCTGATGCAATGATTGGGTCCATGTCCATAGCTTCATAATCTGTAAACATTTCAATTTTGGAAACATGATAATTCGCGTTCTGATTATATGTAGATGTAGCAAATCCAGGCAAGCCTCTATGCAAGCCAGAGAATCTGTCTACATATCGTTTATTGGATAAGTTACCATGAGACTGTAAACGATTTGTATCAACTGCTTTGAGTCTGTTCTTGGAAATTCTTCTTACTACCACATTGGTAGAAAATAGACGATTAAGTCTTCCACGTAATGATTTATCAGCCATGATGATGTTTTTATTATATAAATATTAAATTAACCAAGTTAGATCGTTGTTATCCTTGTCTCCAGATTCCCATTTCCAACTTTTCTCCACATCTTTTGTCGACGTATATACTCCAGATGATTTGCCAAAGTGATTAAGTGATTTTCTTGAAAGGTCAATACCTTGTTGATATAAACGCATTGCAGTGTCTCTCACCCATAATGCAATGCCAAATGCCATCACCAAATCATCATTATAACCTCTCTGTGCCTCTGCTCTGGAACCGTTCCATATGAATACCAGAAGTTCATCTATCAATCTTCTACTATGAACCACCGGAGATTTCTCTCTGAAATATGTTTCCAATTTTGAAATTAACAATGGTCTGGTTTTTGATGTGGTGGAAAATCCAGGTACCTTCTGAGCTTTATTTTTCAGATCATATCCTTTTGCCAAATGCACATCTTCATCTATATATGCATCTTGTTTATATGAATAATACAGATTAGGATAATTTTTGTCAATGGCAACCTGTATGACTGCCCACCCAATGTTAGCATTCTCAATTACCAGTAGTGCATTGTTCCATTCGGTGGCAACTGCTACCAACATGTTACCATATTCTGTAGTACCGATCTTACCTTTATATTCTGCAACTTGTTTAACATTATCAATATCAAGAACATGAAATGCTGAATAGTCTGCTCCATCGCCTCGTGCAACGTCCGCAACTACCACATAGTTAGTAGAATAATTAGGATAGTCCCAAACCCAGTAGTTACCATCAAATCCTCGTTTTTCAACTGGATCTTTTATGTATGTCTGATCATACCACTGAAGTATAGGACCATCTATTACTGTATGACCAGAAGATATGAAATCACAGTCACATTCCTGTGCTGCCATTTTTTCTCCCAGGAGAGATGTTTGTTGACGGCGCCATTCTTCATTACGTTCTGGATGTACTGTCCAATGCAGCCTAATTGGATTGAACTCCCCAGCTGCCTCAGCGTCTACCCATGTTTTGTGAAACCAGTTACCAGTACCATTAGGAGTAGACAATGCTATACATCCTCCTCCCGTTGACAACGTTTGTTGAGCCGATGCCCATATTTCACCAATATTTCGTATGAATGCTGCCTCATCTATAACTAACAATGATAAGGCTTCCGATCTACCTGCAGTGCCTGTAGATGAAACTGCTTTGACCTGAGAACCGTTTCGTAATCTCAGTGAAAGTTTGTTATCTTCATCTGTAGTACCCTTCATCCAGGTTGGTAAATTTTCATGCATGACTCTGATCTTTGTCACTAAGTTCTTTGCCACTTCCTGAGTAGTTGCAATGACTAACACATTGAAGTCTGATTTGAACAACATGTTCCAAAGAATGAATCCTGCTGACAGAGTGGATATACCTAATTGTCTGGATTTCAATATGATGTTATAGCGATTGTCTTTGAAATCGTTGAGAGTATCTTGCTGAAATGGGTATAAATTGAAATACATCTTACCTTTGGTAGGATGCTGAATCACACAATACTTACGCATGAAATGAACCGGATCTGTAGCCGATTTCTTGAATTCATCTCGTATTATTTGTTTAAGTGATTTCTTTTCTGACATAACATTTTTTAATCCTAAATTAGATCGGCTCCGGCATCTTCAACAGTTTGTATCACTTTCTGTATGTATTCAGCTATTTCGCCTGATTTGATTGCGTTTAATGCTGTTTTGATACCTACCATTTTCAATTTACCTTTTGCCAAATATTGTAAAGCTGATGAACCTCCTTGTAATAACAATGCTGCTACAATTAATGTATGTATCAGTTCAGCAACTTTATGTGCTTTCTTTTTGTCTTTGACGCCGGCTTTCATAATAGCCCTTTCAATGGCACCGACGATGATATGATGATATTTTTCACCAATGGTAACTAATTTTTCGCCAGATAAAAATTTCAATCCAGGTATTTTACCTAACAAGTTTATGAACTTGCCAACTAATTTCACAATCATACCTAATGATAAAGCTACGCCTGCTAATGTCAATGCACCCAGAGCCTCATTTTGTAGATCATCACCCTCTAAATCAACTGATTTGAAATCTTGGGCTAGATCGCCTAATGTATCTTCAACATCAGCTTCTGCAGTCTCAATATCATCCTCTGATAATAATTGTTCGTTGATTATTTCATTAACTATTGTCTTGAGTTTTTTCATTAGTAGGTTTTGCTAAACTTTTTCTAATATTGTCTTTCAACTCATTATAATCATTTTGCATGCGCTCAACAAACTGTGAAATATCAATATCATCTGATCTACCATCTGCATTATGCCAATAAGCTTCTTTAACTTGATTTTTTAAAATATCAACTTCTATATCACAGTCTCTGAACCAGGCCTCAGCATTGTCAGACATTATCTTTCTTTGATATTCATTCCAAGCTTCTTCACCTTGTTCTTTTATTTTACGCTCTTCTTTGAGGATACATGAAAAACATTTTTTACGACTAAAATAAAATTTTAAATTCAAACGTTTTTCATCACCTTTCATGAACTCACCACATTCAGGACAATTATCCGGAGCTTTTAAAATGTCCTTGATAGATGACAACAATGAATTTGCTGATTCCTTGACACGATAACCTTCCTTCTGAGTCCATTTATGTTTATGGCCTTTGACATCAGTCTCATACCATACTTTAGGCCGGCCATCCTCAAATCTTTCAACTACATCCATATCCTTTTCAGGACCTTTGGAAAATGTAAATGTTTTTCTTGTTTGAGTTTTGTGCTTACCAGCCAACAGATCTCGAACTGCTTTAACGTTTTGTAACTTTTTGGACATATTATTTGAATTCTGATCTGAACTTCATACGAAGTCTGTTTTTAGCAGCTTGATCTAATGGTAAAGAATCTAACATAGCAAAAACAAAATCAACCTGTTGTGTCGCAGGCTTACCTTGTAATGCTCTAGTTAACATTCTAAATGCCTGAGTCTTTTCCATTCTTTCTTTCTTACCAGCTAATGCGCCTCTCAAACCATCTTGTTCATTCACATTTTCCGTAACAGCGTCATCTACTGGTGGCTCAACAATAGCAGAACGTACAGATTTGGTTTGTAACTCTCTTTTTAATTTTTCAACTGCCTGAGTATCATCTCCAATAAGTTTCTGAACGATCATTAATACTGCTGCAGCCTTTTGTGAAGGCGATCCGACCTGCAATGATTTTTGTAATGCTCTCATATACTGAGTATCTAATAATCGATCAATGCGACCAGTAGTAGTCGATGTAGCACGACCTAAATCTTGCTCATTTGTATCTTCTTTTTTCTTACTGTAATCGCCCTCTGAAAGAGTTGATTTAATAATACGTCTTATTTCTTGACGTAAGATTTTTTCTTTTTGATTCATTTCGAATGCTCCGTTTTTCATATAAATATGTAGTTATCTGGAATACCTTGTCAGTCCTAATAATTGATTTACAGGGGCAAATAATCCAGTTAGTTTATAAGTTTTACCTTTGTATACAAACACAATTCCTTCAGTAGGAACCAATTTTTCAAATCCGCCTGCCGTTTCAATTCGTTTCAATTGAGTTTTCATTTTGTCTAATGTTGCTAGATCATCACTATCCTTCAGCTCTCGCACTGTATCTGCAATTTGTTTACGTAGATCTTTCACCGTGTCTGATGGATTGGCTGACAAAAATTCTGATGCGTTACTTAACACTTCTGCGCCAAGTTCTAGAAAGATGTCTTCAAATTTCACTATGTTGGATTTGTTCAATTTAGCAATATCCTGTTTATCAATCAGCAGAACCTGATCAAGAGTATCAGGATTGATAATATTTTTTGCATTTAGTCTATATGACTTATCACCATATGCCCATCTACGCAATAAACCTTCACGTTCTTCCGTAGATAAATCCGGCAATCGATTGTCAATGTAATTTTCCCACCAACGCTGATGGTACATCACAACTTCATCTGAATCTTTCAATCCATATTCTTTCTGAAGCTGATTTATTTTATTAATATAGTAAGTTTCTTTTTCATCAAAATCTGGAAGTTTTGATAATGTGACAACCTTTGGTGGTATAATTTTAAAATGTTCCTGCGTATCAGCATTCACATCAGATATCATTTTCTGTAACAAACCACCATACTCTGGTAAAGATGCTGTTTTAGTGGCTGATTCCAAATCAAATTCATTGAGACCGTGAAACTGTAAATAGGCTTTTGGTCCATATGTTATCACATTTGCTGTGGCTGGATATATGATTTCCAGATTCACAAAGCGACGTCCATTCTGAAACATTTCATCTCGCTGTTCAGGTGATAATGCAAGAATTGCTTTTTCCAGATCTTCCATAGCAAATGCAAATGCATCTGATATATCTCCTCTACCGCCAAATTTCATTTTCACAGCATCTATGTCCATCGGCTGCCTGATAGTGGCTTTATTACGAGCTGCTCCTACTTTACCATCTTTGAAAGTGACATTTAGATTCTGACCATCCGTTTTTTCTGTGACATCTGATTCTCTGTTCAACTCTCCTTGTAATGACATACGAACCATATCCTTCATTTCTGCAAATGTAAGATCTCTATCATCAAATGGATGATTCATATGGCCAGAAGCCCCTCCTTCAGTTATTAATGTTCTGAATTTGCCAGCCCACCATTCTTTGGTAAGTGATTCTGTCAGTGATGCCTCGGCTTTAGTCATTGGTTCATTCTCTGTGGAATCGATTGCTTCTTCGGCTCCTAGAAAGTTAAGAAATTTATAACCTACTCGTTCTGCTACATCTGTTATATAGTTTTGCCAACGCTTATATCCAGGAGTACCTCTAAGCTCTTTGGTGTAATTGGTACCAGATCCTATAGCCCCTACTTCGCCTGTAGGAAAATATGACACAGTATCAACTGGACCGTTAGGCCACATATCATTATGATCTTCCAATTCTTTGTCAGTGTTCAATACATAATTAAGAACTGAAAATCCTAATCGCTCAGCCATGGCAGCAGTTTTCTTTTGGTATGTTTTCTGATTACCATAGAAATATCTTGGGCCATCATCAACATCTGCTTTGCTTCCATTAGCCTGAGATATCTCTGATATAATTTTTGTATCAGTAATGAAATTAATTATTTGCTCTGCAACTAACACACTGAATTTATCTCTGAGTAGATTGAATATCTTGTCATCATAAAAGCCCATCACAGTTTCAAACTCTTCCGGCGATGCTGTTGCCAATACCTGTCTCAGTACTGTGCCAGACATGTCTCCATATCCTGGTACTCTGATTGACACATGAGGTGCCACATACAGATAACCATGTTTCGTGTAAGGTTGGAGATTACCTTTGTTATCATCATAATACTGAAAAAATGTAGGTTCGCCGTTTCGTTTTGTGCCTACTCTAAAGCGAGGATCTTCGTCCATGTCCTTCTTACCGACAGCAAATATCACTGCAGTTGTTTCAGGATTATAATTTCCAAGTATTTCACTAGCTTGATATGGATTACGGACTTGTACCACATTGGTGATACCGTGAGCATTGATCACTTGTTCTTTTTCAGAGAAGTCCAAAGGTGACTTAGGCAGTTTCACTTTGTCAGAAGTGGCAACATAGGTATTGCTTTTTCCGAATCTATTGGCAAGTTTCTTGTAAACTTCAGCATGATGTTTGCCCATGGGTTGAAACCTACCCGGATATATCACAACTATGTCACGTATATCAGCTTCGTTCAGAATTGCAGAAGCTATGCTTTTTCCTAAGTTCATATCTATAAATATAAGAAATTTTTATCAAAGTACAAAATAAATTTTATATTGAAATTTTGAGTACTCCTCCAGAATTATATAATCTACCTGGAATTCCAGGGTCAGATGTTGGAAGATTTAAGAAGGTTATTACTTCATTATTAACTCTTAAACTACCTGACATTGATATATTACCTGCACTCCCTATTGTAAATCTATTTGCTGGGCCAGAAGTAGTAAAAGTATCACCAGCTCCGCCTATTACTAGTCCATCAGCTGATCTTATGTTAACAGGGTCCATTAATATTGCACTTGCAGTCATTGATCCAACATTACTAGAACCTATAGATGTTACACCTGTTGATCCTAATACAAAATCTCCGGCCTTGATTTCACCGGTATTACCATCGAGTTCAACGCCTGATCCTACTTCTGATCCAATGAATAGAGAACCTGACAATACATTGTTGGTACCAGTTATAACTGTGTTTTCACCTTTAAATGTAACAGGATATACAATGACATCATTTTCTGCTAAATTGTTATTGAAGTCAAAGAATTGAAATTTGAAAGTGAGAGGTGTATTGAAATATGTTGGAGGTATACGTTTGTTTATTTTGACAAAATTAGGAGTAAATCCAGACTCTTTCACTGATGCCAATGATATGTCAGATACATTCCATGAACCTCGTCTAATTATCAGAAAGATGTCAGAACTTATATCTTTATTAACTTCAAATTTCAAATTCACATCATCAATACTAGCACTTGCGTTCAATTCTATGGAACCAATCCTTGTACCGAAATTTTTGTTATCTTCGAGACTGTCTGTCAATGTTGTTGACAACTGGCTAGCTGGAGTGATGGACATGTATTTATTGTCTCTATCATTGTAATCAGGTATTATTGAATAACCTTCGCTTCCAGATATATAAACATCTAATCTAGGCAAATTTACATTGACATCAGTTGATTCAGGTGTATCAACAGCTAAAACTTTCATCCTTAACACATATGTTGTGTCTGCTTTGAGAGCAGGTTGATATTCTGATGCATTGATATGAATATATGCAAATTTCTTATCAGTGTCATTGAATGCTTCAACCGGTTGTATGTTAACAGAAGATATAAGCTGTTCTTCATTAAATGTATTGGTTATCTGAACTTCCGATGGATTGATATCATCTGAACCTGTCCAGTATGTATTGAAGTCATTAATGTCTGTAAAATATCCAATACGATTTTTTATCACACCTGCAGATAATGTATTTTCCACTGCATCATCATCTATGAGAAGTTCTGTCTCTTCTAATATTGTATCTCCCAAATCTATGAAATCTCCAAAGAGACCAGCAGCTTTAAATAATGTTTTTACCTTATAAACATCTCCAGTAGCTGGTGATAGATTAGTTAATTCAATTGCAGCAAATGATTGTGTTTGCTGTGTTGTAACTGTGGCAGGTTTATTGAAATAACTTGCTGTGAAATTGCTTGATAATTCTGTTTGCCTGATAGTTTTGGATGTTCCATCTATAGTAGCTATCTGAATTGAAAATTCAGAATTTGTATTATCAGTTTCATTTTTGAAACCAGATACCTGTGCAGCTCTAGCTCTTTTAGAATTAATAATATCAGTTATTATAAAATTTATACTACCACTTAATAATCTAGTCTGATTCTGTCCTGTCGTGTCTACTATTGTTGACTCAGTCGACAGCTGTGATAGTGGTATTAATTCATCATTTGAATTCAGTTTCAATCCGGATATCTTAGTACCATTATCATCTAAACCAGCGACATTGATATTAGGATTCAAAATAGTAAATTTACCTCCTAACATGTTAGTATTGAACGAAAACTGTGATCCTTCTATTATCAATTCTGATACATTATTAAATGTACTTATCGGCTGTGATTCAGACTCTTCAGGTCCAAATGTGTCACTACTCACTTTAATATTAGGTTGCTGAGCTAATGCCTTTCCATATATCTTACTAGTACCGATCAATGACCCTTGACCCTGTAAACCTCCTTTATTTGATAAAGTCCCAAAATTTACATTTTGATTAGATAGACTTTTTATCTTTACTGTTGCGCCAGATCCTTTGTCAGATGATAATACATTTGATAAACCAGTTACTTGTTCAAAGACTTGCGATGTCTCTTTGACAACTGCTTTTGGTTGTTTGATAAAAATTATTTCAGAATCATTTCTTAAATAAGGAGAAACAGTTACACGTCTTGCCCAAAGAACATTTGGTATATTTTTGTTAATTGGACTGTGTAATTCATTTGAAAAAGGTATAGTAGCTCCCGTGTCAGGATCTATTGCTGCTCTCCCAGCTATGTAAACTGTAGCATTACCGGGTGGTGTATTTTCATAAATCCATATGGAGACTACTCTTGAGCCATCTTGTTCAGCATATGAAAGAACTTCATAATAAATTGGCTGACCATTATAATCTAATATTTCTATATGAATATCTGAATTATTTACAAGTGTACCAGCATTGGCCTTAATCTTAAAAAGATTTTTGCCAGATTTTAACGTATCAGGAAAATCAAAAACATTAAAGTATTGATCTGAAGACACTGAAGTGTCGACTTTTATAATCGATGTATAATCTTTTAGCCCTATATAAGGTCTTTTTCTTTGTAGACTTTGAAGATTACTAACATTTGACATTGCGATACTTTATCATAAATATTGAATTTTTGAATAACCGCCTGTCTTTTTTATTTCAATAAGTTTGTCTACAATGTCTCGCATTGCATCGATATGTGATATACACATTATGAAACCAAATTGAGTTTTCAGATAATCAAATAACATGTACATGGAGTTTAGATTGTCAGAATCCAGAACTCCGAATCCTTCATCAATTGCCAAGAAATTCGGTCTAGGTAAATTTGAAACATTGATGAGAGATGTTCTGATTGCCAATGATGAAACAAATTTCTCCATACCAGATGTGAGTTCCAAAGGCCAATAGTTATCTTCATCATATACTATAAAGGCATTAATGTTCTTACCATCAGTTTGTAACAATATAGTGAAATCCACAATCTGTGTCAATATGTTGTTTATTTCAGCTTCAATCTTCGGCAGAGCCTTTGATATCAGATAATATGGGACACCATCACGTTTCACAGCCTTCATATAATATTCATAACCTTGATATTGCTTTTCCAGATCTTTCAAGCGTTGAATATCTGCTTTTGTGTCAGCAATTTTCTGATTGGCAACGCTTAGCTTACCGGAAACATCAATGAGTTGCTGATCAATGTCGTTTATTTCACGTTCAATGAATACCAATTCATTCTTATGTTCATTTATATCATTGTTAAGCTTTCGATTATGCTCTATGTATTCAATCTGTTGCAATGATTTGTTTAGACTTTCATTTAGTGAATTCATTTCACTGTTCAAATCATAGTTCTGCCGTTCACATTGATCTAATGAAATATTTACATTGTAAACTTGATCTCGAATTTTTCTTTTCTTGTCTTCCAGATTATCATACTCAATTAATTTATTCTTGACATTTTCAATATCAATCTTCTTCAGATTATCTTGTACAAGTTTAACTTGATTGTTAATTATACCTAATCTATTCCGAAGTTCAGGTAATTTTTCTGCAATGGTCTTAGTTTCATGTAACCATGGATTTGCCATACAGTATTCACAATCAGGATTCCATTTGTGATCATCTAATTTAGATGTCATACGCTGTGCATGTTCAATTTCCTTTTTCAATGACATCTGATTATATTCCATATCAGATAATTCAATTCTTCGCTGATCATGTAAATTGATCATTTGTTGCAAACCTGATTTATCAATTTTGGACAACTGAGAATTAATCTCACTAAGTTTTTCATTTGCCATGTCCATGAAACGTGAATGTTCGATTATCTGTTTGTCATTGCTTTCCAGATCTAAATTAATTGATCTAATCTTTTCTTTGATATCTTCTGGATTTTCTAGATCATGGATCTCATATAATTGCTGTGACAATGTTATGATTATCTCATTAAGATTGCGTCGCATTTCATTATGATCTGCTTTGTCTTTTGATATTTTATCAGAAATCTTTTGATATGTTTCACTATCCAATTCTGCGTCTGACAAATCCTTTGACAGATCTTTCTTTTTGTATTCGCGAATCAGTGCCGCCGTTTCCTTGATATCCTCATGACCAATCAGATATTGTTGTTCAAAAATTTCAATGTCAAGAAACTGTGACAAAAGATCTTTACGTTCTCTCTGTGTTTTGTCAATGAAACCTGTATTGTTGTTTTGTAATGACAGAGCAGTTAGAACAAAATCTTCATATGTACCGAGATAGTCTCTGATATTTTTATTTGTACTGTCTCGCTGATCACCATTCAAATTTTCTTCATTACCATTTACGTCATAACGATAAAAATTAACTGTGACTTTGACATGATCATTGCTTTGTTTTTTACCAGAACGTTCTACACAGTAAGTATGTTTACCTAATTCAAATTCAAACTTGCTTTGAAAGTTACTACATTTGTTATTAAGCACATGTGCTGCCTTTTTAGTTCGACTACATTTATCAAAACAACAAAATGCCAATGCATCTAACAAAGTAGATTTACCAGAAGCGTTAGGAGCAAATAGTCCATATGATCCTTGCAGCGATCCAAAATCTATAACATTGTCAGTACCATAACTGAACATGTTTGAAAATTCAAATCGTTTCGGTACCCAGGTAGTGTTTCTGGCTTGTTTGTCTAACACAAGTTTACTATGAACAGTTCTGTTAATATAACGAACAATGTCCATCATTTTATCATCTACACCATGTTCAGCTGTCAGATATTCTGATATCACATTGTTTTGCCATTCCACATCTCTGACACTACCGAAATTAATTTTATTGGCAGTATTTGTGGTATTGATCTCATTAACACGTTGTATGGTGATATCTTGTACTTTACATTTGCTGCGTATATGTGATGTAACAGCTTTGATATCTGCGGCATCAGTATTCTTTACTTTCAGTCTCAGTCTAGGCCTTAAAGGTATATTTGAAATATCTGTTTTCAGTTCACCATCTTCTACATATGCTGTGTAATAACCATAATCATTTTTTATCTCAACAAATTCAGAAGTCCTTGTTTTGACATCCCAAACCAATATACCATGCACCAGACCTTCGCCATGGTTCTGTTGAATTAATGAACCTGCATATGCAATTGTTTTATCATCATCAAGATATTGCGTTTTATGAATATCTCCTAACAATGTCATGTCATGGCCATCAAATATGGTTGTTGTGACATGATCATTTTGCAGTACAAATCCAGCATCTGTACTAGCATTGTTAACTGCGCCATGGTGTAATGCAATCTTTGTTTCAGCAGTTAGTTTGTCAGCTTTTATGAAATCAACCGGCTTGTCAAACACGGACATAACGTTAAAGTCCACATCGGCCAATCTATATATACCTGTGTCTTTAAGATAGTGTAAATCAGTGTGTTTGATAGCCTTAACGATAGGATAAAGAGCGTCTAAGCGATCTGAATTATTTAGGTTGCAATCGTGGTTACCGGTGATCACAATTGTAGGAGATATATCTGCCAAAGATCTGAAAAAATCAGACACCATGTCAATAAGTTCTGGCGACATATCTGTTTTGGCATGTACAATATCTCCTGCTACATATATCACAGAATTAGGTGTAGCATTCTTTTTGATATAAGAATACAATCGTTTGAATACTATCTTATATTCTTTATGACGTTTCACATTTCGAATATGAACATCTGCAATGTGAAAAATCTTGTCAATCTGTTTTATGTCTGTTTTTATAACGTACATAATATTTTTTCTTCCATTAATTTGAATTCAGACAATTCTGATGTCTGATCTATAACTTCATGTATTTTCTGAAATCCTAGGTCTGCAGGATCTGAATCCGGGAGATCAACAAAATATACATGTATACCATTTGCCATGAAATATTCAGCTGCTTCCAATGCTTGTTTACGAGCATCTTGATCTAAACATATGTAAATGTGTTTAACTGATTTTTCTACAAGTCTCAGTTTTAGAACATCTGATATGGTTTTACCAAATAAAGGAATGGCATTGCGTCGAATCGCAATTGCATCAAAAACTCCTTCAACTAAGACAATAGGTTGTTTCCAATCAACATGTAGTTCAAATCCAACCACATTCTTTGATATGGATGGATTCTTATATTTCAATGTATCATCTTTGTAATATGCTCTGGCAACAAAATAATTCAGATTAGCAGCATCATCATAACTTGGTATGATAATCTTTCCTTCATATTGACCTGAATCACAATATCCTATTCTGTATTTCAGAATGTCAGTTAGTGTGATTCCTCGCTTAGCAAGATAATGAAATGCATTACGAAACTCTGGATCAGTTCGTTGCTTCCATAATGGTTTAAATTCTGGTGGCAATGTAACTACTGGAGTATTAGTAGATGTATATTTTGATTTGATCTGTACGTCTTCTATAAGCTCAGCTAATCGTACAAACTTGCTTCTATCTACTTTCAGTTTACGAAACAGTGTATGTATCTTTCTGCCCGCTGCATTACATACCCAACAGTGCCAATGCTGTGTGATAATGTTGACTTCCAGTTTTCGTTTATGGTGATTGCAGAAAGGACAGTGATAAGGAATGTTGTCAGATTTCTGTTTACCAGAAGAACCGAGCACAGAGTCTAAGAGAGAAATAACAGCATATCTGCTCATGTATATAATTAATATTATATTATATTAGCATTGACATTACATATCAATGTTTCATTATTCAATAACTTTCAAATGAAAATTTATTAATTGAAAATAATAAAAATTTTTCAAAAGGTCAACCTTTTTGCCAACTTTTTTCAAAGTTTTTTGTCGGGTCAAACTTTCAACCATTCTTTTGGGATTGCTTTTTCCGACCATGCAATCCCATGCTTATCACAAAAGTCACCGTAGGTGGTTTTAGAACCTTTCCTGATCTTTGTTTTTGCTGATTGAAAAATGATCCTGATATCTAAATCTGGATGTTGTTTCTTTATCAACAAATGTTTCTTGCGATCTTCCGTGGTCCATCGACCTTTAGTTTCAATTAATATGCCATTAGGTAATGTGAAATCAACTGTATAGGTACTCTGCCTCTCAGGTACAATATAATTGATTTTTGTCGTTTCATAAACCTTTTTTGGATCTATTTTCTGTTCAGTGAGTTGATCAGCTATCTTAACTTCAAATCCCGATCTATAACCTGACTTCAACGCATCGCGTCGTGTCTTACTTCGACTTCTCCAACCCATTTAGTAGTCCCATCTTAAAATAATGTTAGTGTCTATATCCGGACGTTTTTGCAACGCCTGAGATAATTTACCAACTGCTAATAACTGTAAATGCTCATCATAGAGTCCTATTGTTGTGATATATGGATTAGCTGTTCCAGACACAAACATTGATCTACGGAATGAACCTGGCTCTGATTGATTTTCATTAGGTAAACATGGTGTTTCTTGATCTGTAGGTTTTCTAAATGTAGCTGATGGATTTTGTGATACATTCATTTTTCCTTGAGGTACACGGACCATTACTTCATTTTCATATATAGTATGTATACCTCTATATTTCAAATCAAATGAATCATTGCCAGTACTGAGAAATATACCTGATCCAGTAGTATGTTTTTGTAAAGGAGATGTTGTCACAAGTACGCCATTTTTATAAAAAACATTTCCCATTACATTACTCTGATATAATGAACCAGAAAGATAATGCCTATTAGATAACGATGAAACAGCATTATCATCTACAGCATATTCATATAATCGAAACTCGGCCAGATCATATGGATTGTAAAATACATCACCATCTTCTGATACTTTAGCATCGAAAATTAATTCTGCATCTCCTATAAGTTCGACTTCTGCTGTCCCATTCAATATCAAATCATTTGCAACAAATACTTTTGAATTATCTTCAACTATGATAGATGCATTATCTGCAATATTTAGATCATTGTCAATAATTAATACTGTATTAGATGATACAGTTAATGTTGCGCCTGAATTGATAATCAAATCAGTATTGCAGTATCTAGTGACATTGCTAGGTAAAATCAATGATGTTGTTATAGGCGATGATATATTGATAGAACCAGATGGCGGCGGTGGGGCAACACCTAAGAATCCGGCAGTAGATCCTAATATGATATCATAATCATTAGCAACACTACCTGGAGGTATGATACCAGAATCAGCAGATATACCATTGATAAATAATTCTGCTGTAGAATTTTTATTTCTAACTAAGATATGGTCCCAACTTGTATTGACTGCGCCTGTTGTTGTTGTAGTAGATCCTGATAAATGCAATGAATTAGTACCATTACTTGAGTGAAAATGATATACTGTTTCATCTGTACCATTACATTCAACGCCTATAGCAAATGGTGTTCTATGATTATCAAAATTTTGTCCTATGTTAGGAGGTTCAGTTATGACATCACGTATTGATGTTGTATTTGTTATTGGATCATAAACATGATCACGCTTAACTACATTTTTACTAGCAATTGAATATGCTCCTGTATCATTGGAACCTTTCTTTACCCAAAAGGAAATGCTATAATCGTCACATTTACCAAATCTATCAAATAAATTTGATGCATTACGTTGATAATTTGAAGCAGGTATACCATCCTTATGATGAGATATTCTTATGAATGATGATGAGTTGATAAATCTTGCCGCTAATCCTGATGTTTGATCAACCCCTGTAGTACGTACACCATCTACAATTTCCACATTGTTGAAACTATGAACTGTTTCAGTTTGTTTCTGTGGATGATTTAAATCTGTATCAGCGCCTTTAAGAAAATATTTGAATTTTTTTGTCGCCATTCCAAGATTAGATTCTTGAAATCTGAACTGTCTATATTCATTGTTAAATGATAGATGTAATATACATCTACTTGCTGATGCAAAACTCGCTGTTTCAATTTGTTGATCTCTTAGGTTACCATGGCCATCATCAGTAATATTTAAATTTATATCTTTACTGAATGCCGTTAGTTCTACAGAACTTCTTTTTATACCTTCACCCATATCGAAATATGGTATTGATAAAATCGAAGCAGAATACCATAAAAGTTTTTCAACATTTTCAATATCAAATAATTCTTTAGATTTAGCTGGATCGAATGGATTCTGATAATATTTGTGATCCAGTCCGTGCCACATGACATGTTTGTTTACACCAGACTCATTGTTAACTGCATAGTTATATGTAGGGTCACCAACATTAATTTCAGGATGTTCAGTTCCTAAATAAACTGCGTCATAGCGACTGAAACCAGATGATGTTAGAAAATTATCTGAACTAACTTCATAATGTTTATACGCCTGAAACTTTCTATTGTTTACATCTCCAGGTCTAACACGTTCAAAGGTAGTAGGGATAGTTGCCATATCATGATCAGTTCAAATTTTAGTAATTCAATTTAACTTTAATCAATGCTTCTCTTGTAAAGTTTTTCAAGATAGGTTGGCTCATCTTAGCAACTGCTAACAGCTCTAAGTTAGAATTATATAATCCTACTGTTGTTATATAAACTTGAGGATTGTCAGCAAAAGTTGCATAAGCTAATTCTCCAGATCCGGTAGTGAATGATTTGTTATTTGAATAATTGAATTCTGCATTGCGTGCTCTTACAAAATAATATGTTGCTTTGACACGCTCCATTGACCTGGCTTGAATTCCTCCATTAAAGTTAACCGGTGTTAAATCATTGGAACTGGATAAAGCAGTAAACAACTTCATAGCATTATCACCTTGAATCTGTGATCCTGTGACTGAATTGAAATTTAAACCACCTAATGAAATATCACGATCTAACTGTTCTGCATTTAGTATTGCAATACCAAGATGTGGATAAATTAAACCATAATGAACTTCATTACCTGGATTATGAATTACTTGACCTTGAGTGGTATTATCTAATGTACCTGATACTAAGTTATATATTGGACCGAATTGACCCACTGTAGGATTGTTAGCAGAAGAGTCATCTACAATTTGTACATATCTGCCATCACCAGAAAGTTTTACATTTGATCCGGTATGTGCTGCATTAGTTACTTGACCAGGCCCAATTGATCCAGAAAGTCTTGCTAGAGTCAATTCAAAATTTCCAGCATCTATTCTTTCTCTGAATCGTGATCTATTGAAATTAAGTACATAAATTGAATTACTATCAGAACCATTGAATGTAAATTTACGATCTCCTGGATCTAATAATAACTGAGCATATTGCGAATATATACCTCTGGTCGGTGTATCATTATTAAGATTTCCTGTTAAGTCTCGAGATCCTGATCCTCCGAAATGTCCATATGCAATTGAAAGCTCTGAATTAGCATTTGCTACTACGCCTGGATCACCATTTGAAAATATCTCCTGATAATAAGTTTTCTGTGTAGCAGTTAACAATGAACTTGTAAACATGTTTACTAAACTACCAGTATTGCCAGAAAATAATCCTCTGGTGACTTCTTCCTGAACATCAGTTAAAATGTCATTAGCTGGATCAAAGGCGGTATATACCCCAGTATTGAAAATGATATTACCAGAGGCTTGTGAACCCTGAAATGCTCCTAAATTTTGGCCACCTCCAGGTATTGCTCCAGTAAATGCTGCGCCTACAGGCACTGCGTTAGTTGCACCAGCTCCGGCTTGGGCAACACCTCCTCCATATCCTGGTAATACAAAATGCATTGGCATATTGTTACCAAATTGTTCTCTTGCTAATGATAAAGCTGTTCTCATGTGACTATGTGTTTTCTTGTTATTATGGGTTTGCTCTAATGGTAATCGGTAATGTAATATATCCTCCCGTCTCATTACCAAAAATAGTTATGCTAGTCTGTCTATCGCTTGCTCCAGCTGTGCCAGCATTTGGATGTATCAATGAAAAATTGAATGTCATGCCAGATATTTGTGAAGTTGTACCAGCATCGCCTATAAATGTAGCTGTAGTAGCTGTCAATCCAGGTAAATTCTGTGCAGAAGGAGCATTAGTAGTGACATTTCCTATCACAAGATTGGAATCATTAATAACAACTGTATATCCGTAATTATTATTAGCTCCTGGGAAATTAGCAGTGGTTGGCGTGATAGAAAAAGTATCACCTGAAGCGGCATTAATTGCTGATACTCCAACGCTGATAATTGGTAATCTTTGTGTACCTCTTGGCAAAGTGATTAACTTATACTTCATCATCTGTGTTTCATCAGTCAAAGCTTCTGTGATAGGTAGATTTTCTATGGCTGCTCCATAAAATGCTGTACCAAGAGGATGATCAACATTATATAGATCATAATCAATTTCATCATCAGCTAAAGCAAAGTAACTTATGTTGAATTGATTTTGACCCTGTGCGAGTACTTCTCTGCCTTTTTTTGTAAGAATGGCATCTACTGTTATGGTTGAATTGTTTAAATATCCCATGACTCCTGTTTTATTTTCTATAAATATGCTTTAACAAGGAATTAGCCTCCAAATCCTTGATTGTTATTAGTCTGAATTGATATGCCCGGATTTGCAACGACACCTACTGATGGTACATTAATACCTGAAAATGGTGTAGGTATTTGCGGTTGACCAGTTGTATTGACAACTAAACTTCCTCCGGCTGTATTAGCAGATGCTAAATTAGTGTAATTTAATTGATTAGGATTAGTGATATAAACTTCAACGACCGGCGATGTTCCTATACCCGGTAAATTAACATTTGATGTAATATTAATACCTGGCCCAGTCAATTTACAGCCATCAAAGAAAAGATTTTCCTGGTCAGTGAAGAAGTCATCCATGTAGCAGGCAGTTTCCAGAGAACTACTATAGAATTGCCCTAATGACTGACTGAGAAATCTATCAAGTTCTAATTCCTGTTTATTACTGAAAGTTTTTTGTTGACTTCCAAAATGATAAATCTTCTTCTTGTAAATGTTACTAGGTCGGCAATCATATACTTGCTGCTGAACTAGATTATGACATACCTTATTTATATCTTCAATAACTGATATCTTGTCAACTTTTATTGACTGAGTATAAGAACCAGTTATTGCAAAATTCAGATCAAATGTCAATTTAGTAAATGGCTCAACTTTTATATTATCAAATGTGATCCTATCGGTCCGCAGAAAAGATGAACTATAGTTATCAATTATTGATTTTTCTAAAATGTTTCTTCCGACAAAACTTCCTGATCTATCAACCTTAGTATCATTTACACCAGCTAGATTATTAACAGTACTTAGTACTGCAGCATTGATCTTGAATGGAGATATACTAGGATCTGCTATCTGACCATGTACAATATCCAAATGAAAATCCCTTACAGTTTCAAATGGTGAATAAGTATCAATTTGTAATCTTAAACTATCAGCAGCTGAAGAGGTATGTATAGTCGCCAATGTAGCTGTCACATCATCTAATGAAAGTACATTACTCAAATTGCTCCATTCAGATGATTCTGGTACATTCTTAACTGAATAAATTGTTTGAACTGAAGCGGTAGCTGACGGTTCTTCGTCGACCGGATAAACTGCAATTGTACAATAATCACTTGCTGAGAAATATGTTTCAATTTGACCAAATCTATTTCCTAGATCTAACATTCCATTGTCACTGAGATGATAATTAGTTTCACCTTCAATTTTTGTAGGATCATCAATCGATCCTTCAGGAATGTTAATTACATCGGATGTTGCAAATAAAGAACTGGTTACAGCAATTTCCGTCTCTGTTACTAAATCTTCAAATGTCGGTTGCTTAGATATACGTACTTTACTTCTTTCTAATGCATGTGGCTCGACTAAAATTCCCGTAACTTCATCTACTCTCTCTGGTATTGTTTGTGAAAACTGTGAAAATATTCCAAAGTCAAATTGTGTGAATACTCTTAAGAAAGCATTAAGATCATTTCTTTGAACAAATTTCTTCCAGTAATGTTTAGAAAAATGATATAGATCAGGATATTGATCTTCAAATTCATCATCTGGATCTCCTACAAAATCATCTAAAGCTACATCTCCGACATGATTGAATATATCTTTATTGATCTGATCAGCCAATGAATAAAATAGTCCTAATCTATTACTATCTAAAGGAGCTCTATCAAATCTTGATGTTTCAGCTGATCTATCTGGTGACAGATTACTGATCAGTTCATTATCTTCAATTCTTATTTTTTCTGATCTAGGTACTACACCTCCCAATGACAAGCCATCTATATAATATGTCTCTTCAATAACTTCATAATTACCTCGAAGTGTATTGACCGGAGTCTCAAAACCTGATGCGCTAGCAAAGGTGTTACCTAAAATACCAAATGTCGGACTGAAATCATTTATGTCTTGTGCTGGATGTGATGATGATACAATCAATCCTGGGCCGCTACTACGATCTACAGCATTTAGATCAGTACCGAGTGGATAATGTCTAACTAATGTGTCAAATGAACTAGTAGCTGATAACGATGATACATATGATGTCGGATTCAATGTATGTATATCAAATGAATTCTGATCAAAGACTTCTATATATTCTCTGTATTCTTGTATCGATCCTGAAAAAGCATTGACCATTTCAGATCCGCCAAGTGTCTGCATACCAGAACTTATACCTAAACTGTTGCTTCCGAGATTAGGATATGATCCTAAAAATTGTTTAACTGTATTACTAGATGATGCCCATGACTTATAATGACTTCCATCAGACGGTGTTAATGAAATACTTCCAGTATGAATAATTTTACCTGCAATGAAATCAGAAGCTTTTTGAACTCTTACCGTATATGTTGTGTCGGTATTCGATCCTGTATTGAAATGATTACCAGTTGTACTATAAAACTCAGTCAAATTGTAAATATCACCATCATATAATGGTAAGAAATCAGTAGATCCGGATATACTAGTGCCATCATCGGGAGATGAAACTGCATATATGATTCGACCATATGAATCACTACCAGAATAAGATGATGTATATTGAATACCTATTTGTGATATCAGTCCAGTAGATTCTCCGCCGCGGCTGTACAACTGCATGCTTGATTTAACATTGGGTTTGAATCTAAATTCACGTTTTATTATAGGTATTTCACCTCTATCTATACCTAAAGATCCGACTCTCGTATTCAAACTAGAACTCACATATTCAGCTGAGAAATTTAAATTTGAACCAGAATTAAACTTAAGAGCATATGCAAATCTATCTTCAATAAGAACAGGTTGATCTTCTCCTACTTTTGGACCGCCGTATTCTCTGATGCTTAATAAAGATTGAGGTATACCATAAACGTTCATTATAGCATATATTGCTCTTTCCGAACCTTTTGTTTTTAGAATGTAAGGCAAATTATTATACATTCTCTGCCAAATCTCAGCAGTAAGTTCTTCATTAGATTTAGAAAATAAAGATCCAGTCTGAGCAAAAGCTCCAGAACCAGAATCTACACCTAATGCATACTGAGATAAAGCCGTAGCTTGATTGCCATTTGTTAACTGCCAACCCAATGATTGAGCTAATTCATAATAAACATCTTTATGCTGGCCCAATTTTGGATGATGTTCATCATTGTAAATATCTGCTATATTATTTACATATGCGTAAATTATATCATAATGATGACCAACCATATTAACAAATTTCAGATACTGATCATTGTTACTGTCATTTGTAATAAATTCTGGTATTGTTTTTACTAATGCATTATCATTTTCAATATCAAACAATGAGCCGGTGGCTATAGCTGAATTATACCAATTAGTTGATAAACTAGATGTCGTATGATGTAGTACAAATTTTCCATTCACAATACGCTTAGGCCAAGATGTTAATCTATATTCCTGAGCTCCAATAAGCCCGCCTTCAACAACTATATCATCATTTACATAATGAGGAAATTCTGTAAAAAGACTACTGGTGGATTCGTAATACAGATATCGCTCAAATCCATCGAATTTACCAATAATATCATTCTTTTTTGTTTGTAATATTTTAATATTGGTAGCAAGAGCAGTATCTGTAGTAGAATTTGCTGCATTTAACAAACCTAATTGTTGATCAAAAAATTCAATTGTTTCTAATTTAGTTTTAAAATTTTGTATACGCTGCTCAGCTGATGAATAAAATACAAAATTTTGTAAACCACTGTAATCAATTTTAATTTTATCATCAAATGATTTGGTTACAAATGCATTTAAAACTTGTTCAGATACTGACAATGATCCTTCTAATATATCATTATATGATGCAAAGTCAGTCTCAGTTACTGTTCCTGCTGAATAATTTTCAAAATTTGCCCCACGTAAATTATTTAAAATTAACGGTTGCTCAAGAAATGATAAATTAATATTATCTGTTATTGAATCTGCTATCAATTCAGTTATGAAACAGAAACTATCTTCTACGATTGACTCCGGCAGTGGTTGATATAATCGAAGTATGATATCAGTAGGACTGGTCCATAATGCTTTGTTAATAATTCTATATAATTCGTTTTCACCAAAATTTACAAACAAATTATCAACAGCTACTGAATAATTTAATGTATCAGTGACTACTGGCAGTCCATTATTAAATACAATTTGTTCAGTATTTGAAGTTGGATCTATAGTTGTCTGATATACATTTTGTATATAATCATTTGTGACACCTATATTTAAAAAATTATTAATATCAGTAGCAAAAATTTGTGCACTGGGATTCAAAGATAAATGCACTTCTCTGCGGTCTGGTGATATCTCACTAACTATAAAAGGTTGTGAAGTGTTATCTCCTAAAATATTTCTATATACATTAACAACAACTTCAAATTCGCCTCGTGTAATACCAACTCGTTCCAATTCATTATTATAATTGATTATAAGTTCATTACCTTCAATATAATAATCAGTTATAACTCCTCCAGCTATCCTGGTATCTGCTATGGGATCTATAACATTTTCAGATGGAGCATAGACCTGCATTTCCACTACAATGGAAGAATTGCTTTCTAAATAAGGAAGGCCTATACCAGTATCCGGAACTACAGACACAGTAGTTGGATTCAATAACTGTACGTGTTCAGGTAACCATGTAGATGCTACCAATGTCGTAGGCGTTGAAATGATTTGATCTGTATTTGTAAATCTTTGTAATGACACTACTAGCTCCTTATATAATTATCATAAACGAAACCATTTGGTTGAGCATTATTTAACGCTGTAGTAGCTTGACCTGGGAAATTAAAGAAGAAGTCTTTTCCCTGTGTATCTGTAAATAATCTTCTACGTACCAATTGTATCGCATTGTATTGTGCAATCAAATTTTGCCGCTGATACTGTTTTGCTTCTGATCGTAAGAATGCTGGTATAAAGAATATACCAGATGATATTTGATTATTCAATACCGTATTTAATGCTGATAGTGCATTATAAGCTGTTTGCATTTGTGCCGGATCTGTAGCAGTCAATATTGTCTGATCAATGTAACTCATAACTGCAGTTGCATTGGACAACATCTCGCCGGTTATGGATCGATATTCATCAATCAGAGCTGCTATTGCTTTGAATGTAGCAAATTCGTCTTTAATCTGATTAAATATTAACAGACCTATATATTCGTTACGCCATAATAAGTCTCTCAACGTACGTCTGTTCAGATTAGTAGTGTCATGTGCAGAATAATTACTATTCGGTGTAGGTCCTTGAATATCAGTAGAAATGATACGAGAAGTTACTGATGATATTTGTCCTACAACTGTAGCAGTCGGTATTTGTATATTATTACTTAATAGAGGACCATATCCTGGAATATCTATATTTTGCAAATTAGTTATATCAGCTATCAAATCAGCGATTGCATTATTAGTAGCCGTACCCAAAGGCGTTGATTGTGGAACACCATATATCTCAGGTGTATCGCCTACATTAAAACTATCATTCCAAATACGTCCCCAACCAAAACCTAATATGTCATCAATATTATTGTCTGATAACTCATCTAATGCTTGACCTGTATCTGATAAACATCTAAAGAAATTGGTATTTGTAGCAACATTGACAACATCACCATTGTTTTTCAATCGTTTCAATTTCCATTGGCCCGAAGTAACTGTCAATACATTGTAGATATCACTATTACCATCAAACATTTCATTGATTTCATCTATAGCAGGTCTATTATATGAATCATAACTTATTTGTGCCAAACCTAATATGGTAGCAGTATTTAAAAACAAATCATTCAATGAATCTCGTATAGCATCGATTTGACCTTGTTGTATGGCTTGTAATGTATAATCATTGAATCGATTTTCAGGATAATATTTAATAGATCCAGCTGGTTCATATGGCTGCAGCTCTGTCTTACTGAACATATTGTAACCATGGGATTCAAAATCTATGTAATTATCATATTCAGCTAAATCTAGACCCGGATTGCCGTCATCTCCTGGATCAGTGCCGCCATCAGATGTTATGATATGTGGAAAGGCATTCCATACAGGCTCTAATTCCAACGCAGTATCAGTTTGATTAGTACTAACAACTCCTTCTGGTAACATTGATCTTATAATTGTGATACCACCATTATCACATAAAATGTTAATCAGTCCAGTCTCTCCATAACGACCCGAAGCTCCGACTATACCATTTGCTGGGTCAGGTTCTACAGAACCATATCTTGATATATCATAGTCATTGACATATGCATATTTTTTGATAACAAATACATCAGTGACTTGTTTCCAATGACCATGTACCATCATGCGTAAATTGTTAACTAGATCATCGGATTGTACTGGAGTGAAATTTGCTACTTCATTATCATCCCAATTACCGGTCAAATTTGGCCAATCTAAAACAACCATCTGACCTTCGAATTTTTCTCTCATTTTTTCATTGAATGTCTGATCTTGAAATACACGCGGGGCGTATTGCGCTTGTATAGTCGGTACACCTGTTGTTGTCACAGGTAAAATATAATCACCTGGGTCTCTGACAAATGGAGATATCGGTAGATAACCAGTTCTGAATCGTATATCATAGTTCCATTCAGATGATCTGTCTGGCATTGAACGTGCTATGAATTCATCGTAAGGTGATGACACAGAACTGATAAATGTTGTACCATCTAAAGATATGTCAAATGTTGTGAAATCTGCTTCCTCTGCTACTATGATAGAAGCATATGTTTGCCCTTCTTCCACTAACATGACATCCAACGTTTTATAATTTGGTATTGGTCTTGCAATACCATTCTCTATATAGAATATACAGAATACATCATCTACAATAAAGTTATTAGTTGCTAGATTATGTGGACCAAATCTTATATAATTGTCATGAATATCCAACAAGTCTACTGGCTTGTTAGCAATGAATATCTTACTTTGAGCAGGTTCTAAAACCTGATCATCTTCTACGAAATAACCAAAACCTGGATCTAAAACATTTTGTAAGATTGTATTATTAGAAGTAGGTACAGTTTGTTGTAGCCCGTAAAATGCATATTCATCTGTCTGAGTATCTAATTGTAAAGTACCAACATCATTTCTATCAGCTATCAAAATACCATTTGGAGTATTACTACCAGTATAATTACCATGATATTGTGGAACACCTATTTGCCCAAAATTGTTAGGCATATAATATACAGTATTATTTAGTTCGTGTATATGATATGTGTTATAAGGAGATGCTGCCCGGGCTGCAAATTCTGTAAAATACAATGGATAATATCCGTTTATAGTGAACGGCTCAGCAGGAAATGTATTATTAGCAGAATTTAGAAAAAAGGTATTCGACATAACATTGTTATTTAACTACTTTGAAATAAAAATCATCAAACGTTTGAACATCATCACCCCCATCACGTTCTATTTTTAATTTTATTTTATAAAAACGTTCTGGGAAGAATGAATCCATTCTTAGTTTGAAGAAACTACCATTTGCATCACAATCAATTTTTGTAGCCGTATTGTCAAAAGGTATTATAACATCATCTGTCACAGAATCTAAAATACTATAGAAACTTGATGTGGGTAATCTATTACTTGTGAGAAAAAATGATGCTGTTGCATATGATTTGTCAGGAAATTCTGGACGTACTCCTATTCTAAACTTTGTAATGTCATTAGTCCTATATTCATCTCTAATATTTTTAAAATAAGGAACATATGTTTCAGAAGTGATTTCAGCAGAACCTGTATCCGAAAATGTTGTATTATCAAATGCAACTTCCAACCTCGGCACAAATACCGTATGTGTTTCTCTACCATAGAACTTTAATGATCCTAAAATATCACCGGATATTTCGTCGGTTTTAGAACGTTTAACAATGAATCCATTGTTAGTTATATCCTGATCAACCCAATGCTTGACTATATCAGTTACATTCATTCTAACATCAGGTACTTCATTTTGAAATGATTGTGAAGCTTCATATGTAGAACCGGTGATCCAGGTGCCGCCACCGTTGGTGTTGGTAGCAGATGCATCATTATATGATTCAGCAGAAGCCGTATTCCATAATATAGCATTTGGTGTACCAGATCTGTATAACCATGATACACCATTTTGTACTTCAGGATCATCTGAAAACATACCATTACCATTTGTCCAGGATTCAGATACGGGATAAGCTTCTAATTCATATGAGCGTAAAAGATCTGATGATTCGGCTGCAAACATTTTGAGAAACACTGAAGATGAGTTAGCTGAATTACCTAATGGTGGAATTTTTCCATTGTTTATGGCAGTACGTAATGTGTCAATTTCTGATCCGAAATCTATCAATATTCTAGTATTGAAAGTGTCAGAAAAATCAGATGATGCTGATGATAATTTGGTTAGTTCTAATATTTGATCTATACCAGTATTACGTTCAGTAAATCTTTCATAAATTGTTGCATCGCGTTCTGCGTAAAATAGTCTATACATAATTATACATTTACAGTTCTACCTTGAATATCTCGATTTGGATATTTTACTTCAAAGATACATGGATCTAAGCTTGGATACAGTATTCCATGTTTAGTTGCACTAGCAATATTATAGACATTTCCAGAATATCCATCTGCAGTGGAATATTTGTTTTCTATTTCAAAACTAGTAACAGTCTGCACACCTTCAACTAAATCTAGATCTGCTTTGATAGCATTCATATCAATGCTTCCATTTATCTGCATCCTATCGACGTGAAATAATACTTTCAATCTCTCAATACAGTTCAGTACTACTTGATTTGAATTATATTCTGGCCGTGCTATGATTTCAAAATTTAAAGCTATATTAACAATGAATGCATCTTTTATATTGATCGCATCTGTTAACATACGATATTCAGATAGATATGTTCTGATATTTTCTTTGACAGCTAAGTTAGCCGGCGTTAAATTTTTGTTCTCATCTAATGACAAGATATATAGATTTAATGCTAAAGGGTTTTGAATAGTATAGCTAGGATAAGTTTGATCATGTGTATTAATCTGTGTATCACCGACTATGTAAGCTTTGTCTACAGACCCAAACCTACGTGGCATAGCATAAATTCTGGCGATATAATCTTCTCTTGTAATTGCTCTATTCTGTGCTGCAAAACTTGCAATAGCATTTTGCCTAATATTTTCGATAGCTTCACGATCTCCACCACCAGTTATAGCAGTCGGATTGATTATTGCTAATGTTTCTTTAGTATCATCTAAATTTACAGTCGTACCTTCATTGAGATATACAACATCTATAGGATCAGTGATAGTGTTTACACCAGTGTTATCATTTATACCTCCGCCTACTGTATATGTCACAGTAAGTGTTGTGTTACTTGGAGCTAGACCATATGTACTTGTATAAAGAAAATTGGATGGATCTAAATTATTATTTGTCGTTCGTCTCAAATACTCAAGTCCTATACCAACATTTTTTGGATTTGGTATAATCTCTTCATCAGCATCAGAACTAATACCAGAACCAAATTGTATTTCAACTTTGTTATCAGCTCTGGTTCTAGTTACAAACCTTCTAGGCGTTTTTTTCAATTTCAGAATGTAAGGAACACTTGATCTGAATTGACTAAGTGTCGGATCATTAAACGGGATATTTAAAACATCATCAAATACTGTATCTTGTGCCAAGTAATCTACTTCACTCCAATCATTATTAGCTGAATCTTTAATACTTACAATGTCTATAACATTATCTTCTGATAACACAATTTTATCATATGGTTTAGGATCACTAAAAGTAAATATTTCAGTTTTTACTTCTCCAGATACTATATCAACGTCTTTTTTAAGTAAATATCTTGCTATATCACCGGACGCATTCAGTTCATAAACAGATATTTCCGGATCGTTGTTAAAATCAATAGGTTCAACTGTTCTATATAATACATCATTCTCTGATGCCATTGTCATTCCGCTTGCTATTGATAATGCATATCTCATATCTGGTTCGATGTTAGCACCAGTGCCTATAGCTGGTACCAATTGATATACCTCTATTTTACCTGTAGCTGCTGAGAAATTTCTAGCATCATATCCAAATAATTTGGATAATGTTATAATACTACTACGTTCATTTGCTAAACTAAGTATCGATTCTCGAAACGCTGTATCTGTGTAATATGACAATACATCACCGACATATGATGACATTTCCATGAATAACATACCTGGTGATGTTTCATTGAAATCACTATATGTATTTGGAAAGTAATTTTTTGTAAAATTGATTAGATTTTGTCGAAATTGAGCAAAATCCTTATTCAAATATTTTACTTCTTTTTTAATTTGTGTCATAATCATATCTCATTAATAAGTACCTAGAGATGTTACTGTAGCTGAACTAATTGGAACTAATTGTAAAGCATCTTGTGCTAGATCATCTGTTTCAGTATCATCTACATCAATCTGTAATATTGTTTCTTCATCTAATAGTACATTTATTATTATATTTGCCCTTATAGTAGTAACTGCGACATCAAATCTTATATTGAATCTATTCAATGCTCTATCTTCGGTTATCATTAGATTATTTAGAGTAGCATATGGTAACCAATATTCAAAATCATCTTCAATAGATTCTTGTAATGTCTCCAAAGCCTCATTAGTTAAATTTTCAAACAGAAAATTGAAAATATTAGTTCCTAGATTAGGCTGCATAAATCGTTCACCTTTTCTAGTCAGTAACAATGATTTGATATTGCTTACAACTTGTTCCAATGTTGTGTACGACTGCACAAAAACTGATCCGCCATCTGTAGATCCGGATGCGTAATTTGATAATTCTGAAAATGCTGATGCAGGTTTATTAAATGGTAATTTTACGCCTATTGCAACATTAGGCGTTGTATTAAATGGTTCTAATCTGTAGATTGGTCTAGCCATTATCTACGACCCTTCTTTTTGTCAATGGCTGTCATCAGAGCAGAATAATCCTTATTCATGATGCTTAAAACATTAGCAACAGCTTCATTTGATGTATCAACAGGTCTACCATCAATATCGGTAGTTGGCGTGACATCTGGCTCTGAACTGATCATGCTCAATCCAGATTCGACTAATGGACCTGTATTCATTTCAGCGAAGTTTGTAGCCGTCGCTGTGTCATTCAACAGATCATTCAGAATGGAATTCTTTGAGAATGTCTTCTTTGTGACAGGCTTTCTGCGCTGCGGTTTGGCAGGTACTGGCTGCCGCTGTTCTGATAACACATCTTTCAGTATAGGCAGAAGTTCTTCAGTTAGAACATCTCTCATTTCCTGTCTGATCATTTGCCTTAAAGCTTGTGTAAATTTACCCATAGTATTACTTTACTATAAATATGAAATGTAACAGAATTATACTTGTCTTTGCTCAATTATCAATGACTGAGTAGATTCTTCAAATATAAACACATTTCCTACCCACGGACGTTCAGTCACTAAGCCGGTAGATACTAGTCTAGTAGATTTAGCTGCACGTGAGATCGATTCCTGACTATCAGGAGGTATCGGATGTACAGTTATATGAAAATGAGGAGCTGTTCCTGCTTTAGATATATGTGCATATTCATTAATAAATCTGAAGAGAGGTTCGCCATCAAATCTGTAATTGGCAGGTGATCCCGATATACCATGTAATATTTTTTCTATTTGACTTACATATGATCTAGGTTTCACAACAAAATCCATAGCATTACCATAAGTATGATTACTTTTATATCCTAAGTTTTGATGAAATATATCATTGCCTCCTGTAAAGGCAAGTTCTGCGTCCGGTAACTCACGTTTTATTTCATTGATTACGAATATGACCCAACTAGCAAGTATATTTGAAATATCGCCACCATTCGAAATTTCGCCAACCGATTTTCCAGTTATACGTCTTCCTTTTTCGCCATATTTAAAAGCTCTCAATACTCTTCGCAATCTATTAGCATTAGGATGACCGTCACTATCTTCCGGTCTCCATTTAATGCCCGAATAATTGTCTTCAGTATATTCTAAATCATTTCTTTTCAATTCACCGATACCCCAAGATGGTACTGTCGGCGGCAATCCTAAGGCAATAGGAGTAGCTTCAGCTGTACCCGTAGAAAACCAATCATGTAAAACATTGGCCATGGATTCGGCACATTCAACAGTAGTCTTACCCTTTGCTGCATTGTCTGCCATTACTGTCTTGATTCGATTTGTTAAAGCCTGTGATGGTGCCTTACCTTTATATAATGGCAGCATTCCCAACGCAATACTTTTGGCAAATCTGGGTAATTGTCTTTCAAGTAATGTAATACCATCAGAAAAAAGACCACCAGGAAATGTTTGTAGAAGACTTGAAATGATTTCGCCGGCAGCGTCCACTGAAGCTGAAGGTGGTACAACCCCACGGCTATATTCTACTATAGCATCGAAAATCTCTAAAAATTTTTCTTTTGATGTGGTATCAAAATTTATGTCAGAGAAAATGGTTACTAAACTTTCCTGCAATTTGCTTTTATCCAAAGGCATTACTGTCTCATTCTCCTCAATCTTTGCAACAAATTGACACATGCCCCAAGATTAGTGGCAGGGCCGGTAGGTCCTACACCGGTCGCAAAACTATCAGCACCGCGTGTTAGATTTGACAATTCTGTTAATGCACCTTCCAAGATATCAAACAATTCATTCATATCCATTGCCCAGTTAGGTGTTGCGATGGATACTGTATTTTTGGCTGACAATACTATTTCATCTCGTTTGGAATTGAACACTAAGCGATCTGCTGTTAATAATATCTGTGAATTTTCATATCTGGAAAGTGATTTCACAGTACGTCCGATGTTGGCTTGTGACAGTGTAGTCGAATTTATTTTTTGTTTAGACGACATTATGATACTGCTAGCAGTGTCATCAGGATTTTCAATGGTATAATAATTACCGCCCGATTTCAAACCACATGAAATGGTAACAATTGGATCAGAAGCATTATCACTTCTCCAGAATGGTCGGTGTTGGTAACCAGTAGCTGGTAACACGGTTCCTGAAAATCTTATTGAAGACCCATGTCTGTCCTGCAGAATCATATCACCTTCATATGGTTGTATTGGTATAATGTCACGTTCTTGAAATGAAATATTACTATCACGTGTGTTTGTTGGTACAGGTACTGATATACCAACGTCTAATATATCATCTGTTGAAGTTATTTCAGAATGATTAGGTAGCTTATTGACATTAACTGAATGGTATGTAGATAATACGCCTAGGTAATAAATTCTATTACCTTGAATAGTAGATGCAGTCCCATCAATAGCAGTCATTGTCAAAACTGTTTCTCCGGGTAATGGTACTTTGTAAAAGTTTAAATCGAATGGACAGGCTAACTTTACTTTTTTACCTCCCCTTTTATCGTTTCCGCGAATTCGTACTAGAACTGATCCTTGAGGTATTTCACTATCACCTGATTTACTTTTCTGGATTGTCGACAGATCCGATGATATTACTTCGGCTGTTCCTATTGTCCCTGTCATCTTCTTCTCCTGATTTTATTTTCTGAATCTCTTCTTCTGCTGTCTTAAGAAGTTGATCACGTTCTTCATCTGTTAATAACAAACTACCCTCTTCATCTCTTTTATTACCAGCAACTAAACGCTGTACAACAGCTGCCAGCTTGACTAGAGCATCATCATTTTTAACTGACACTTCGAGATAATCTTTGATCATAGGAACAATAACTGTGGCATCACCAACATTATTGATCATTGGTTGTAGTTCTTTGATAAGACCTTCTATCTGTCTGGACTTGCGTTTGGAATTGTGATATATGTCCTTCATCAAGTCAGAAAAGGTCGTCCCCTTGAACAGTTCAAATTCAGTACTCATAGACTCTTTTCTATAAATATGAAACCGTTATATTTCTGTTAACTGACCTGTTCGTAGGTATTCTTTGTACATTTCTTCGAACTGAGCCTTCATAATGTTCACAACTTTGGTTATGAACTGAGTCTTCATTCCGGTACGCTCTCTGATTAGAATATACAATGCTTTCTTATTGAAACTTTCCAGAGTAGCACGTAGTCTAAATAGTTCTAAAACCGTGTCAGCAATCTGAATGTCACGTTCATTAGTGAAATGTCTGTTCAAATTCTTGTCATACCAAGCAACCCATTGATCAATAAAATCTTTTAAATTTTCCTGATGATCTGACAAATTCATTTCAGTATCCAGATCACGTTCCATGTCGATGGCATCTGTGGTTGCTCGAGCTTTGAGTTTCTTGTAATTGGAATTGTTCTGAATGATTAGATAATTACGGGCAATGATAGTGAAATAAGAAAAGGCTTTACCTTTACCTTGCTGAAACTTTCCAATTTTCTCGGTCATGAAAGCCACAACTTCTTTCTGTACATCTTCATATGGGACATCAAAATATGTGAACTTGAAAGTGTGATACACATTCTCTACTAATTTATGAAATGGATAATTGATATATTCCTTGAAAATTCTGTCTCGCTTATATTTGTTTTCTTCTGCATTATAAGCGTGTATAGCCTGTTCAGTTACAAAAGTGAAATATTGTCGCTTATACTTTTTATTTTTGGAAAGTTCCAACTCTTTCTGACTGCCCTCAGTCCTATACCATTCATAAAATCTGTCAACACTACTCATTAAAACTTCCTATTAAGTTCTTCTATTATCAGTTTGATGTCTTTGAATATAAAACCAATTTCATCATCTGATTCAAATGATCCTATACGGTCAATCTGTCGCATACGAGAATATGATTCATTTGACATTTGTTTTAGATCATTGTAGAATGTGTAATAATTTGTATTGGAATTTTCTAGTTCTTCAATGTACTCTTCCAGTTTTTCTTGTTTACGCATCTGATTGAAATTCAATAGAATCGATGCCAATAACAATGCCGATGTTATAATTACTGCTGCTATCATAATTTATCCAAATAGATCATTGAACATATCCTTTGTGTTCATTGGTTTGTTAGATGATGAGATACTGCTCTTACCTGTTCGTGTCGAACGTTTAGGTATTGAAGCGGATGGCTTTTTGTCACGATAAGCTTCATATTCTTTTCGAGATGCCATCATATCTGCTTGGTGTAAGATCATCACCATATTGGTTTTCAATTTACTGGATTCTGATCTGGAAATGAAATATGGGCGATTACCTTCATCATATAGACCATCATGAATACGAATTGCCTGAAATTCATTCCAGGTCATCTCAATGCCATATTTCTGTAACAACCAAATGCTCAGATCTGGAACCATGGTAAATGGATTGTTCTCATTGATCTTATACATCCGACCTTGATTTTTTCTGTGCCATTCTGAGTCATTAGGTTGATAAATTTCTCCACCATCTCCAGGAAATCCAATTTTACCTAGATCATGATGCACGGCTGCAAACATCAATTCTTCTTTTGTGAAGCCATGCATATCCATTCCAGCCTTTTCGTACACATCATACAACATGTTCGCAAATTCCATAACACGTAATATGTGATCCACATATCCACCTTCAAATGCATTATGAAAATGTGATATAGATGATGCAGGTGCCAATGCCATACGCTCGCCTAAGTCATCATAAAGTTTAGCTAAGGCATCTGCTCTGCCTGGAAATAAATCTTTTATTTCTGATTGGAAAATTTTCCAATTGTCATGTATTTGTTCTGCTGTTAACATTTTAAATTATTTGATCAATTAAACCATAAGATAACAATTGTTCAGAAGTTAAGAACATATCTGATTTCATGTTCTCTCTCCAGAAAGCTGCATCCTTCTTTGTTTTTTCTGCTAAGATGTCATAAATGGTATTTTCCATTACTTTCACATTCTCCAGGAATGCAGATATATCTGACATTTTACCTCCTAAGAAACTTGATGTCTGGTGTAACATCACCGTACTTCGTTTACTACACATTCTGGCTCCAGTTCCGCATGCTAATATGATAGCTGCTGCCGAAAATGCTTTACCACGACAGAGTGTATTTACTTTCACATCCAATTGTTCAATATAATCAATGATGCCTAGAGTGGCATATACATCTCCGCCAGGTGAGTCAATCAAAATATTGACCGGCGCTTGTTTATCCGCTCGGTGTTGAAGTAAACTCCGCATTCGGATAATAAAATCTGTCACACTACTATCGGTGATTTCCTCATTCAGATATATAATAGAATCATCATAATCTAATAGAGTACCAAGTTGGTAATTCAGTGATTCATATAAATGGCCCATATCAGGATTTTCTTTCATAATTTTCGGTGGACCGGATTCTCCGTAGATATCATTCATATCTAATTATAAGAAAAAATTATCAACTATCAAAGAAAGCTTATAGCTTTTTCAACTTACGCTGAATGCGAGACACTTTTACGTGATGTGATTTGATATCTTTCTTCAGTTTAGCCTTCTTCATTGCACCTCTATGGAATGCCAATTGTTTCTGAAGTTCTAATTTCAGTTCTGCCTTTTCTTTCTTTGACAACTTCTTTTTGTCAGAAGGTTTGATCTCAGTAGGTTTCAGAGTACCTTTGAGTTTTGGTTGCTCAACACCTTTGTGAAATACATTGCCTTCTTTATCAACAAATTCCTTCATGAATTGCCATCCCCGCGGTCGGCCTGACGAAACATATCCTTTGTTAATCTTAGGTTGTGGTACTGTTTTCATAGTACACTTGTAACACAGTATTGATGTGGTATCTCCTGACACTACAGAATATCTGTTACACCGCTCTTCATTCATTAGATGTGGCCAAGACCAATGTGTTTTATCAGCTACACTGTTACGGCATATCATATACCGTTCGCCATCAATAATTTTAGTTTTGAACTTTAATTTCATACATTTGTTTAATACCAATAACCGCCCGATCTCCCTGATTTCTTTGGAGCCGGCTTTTCACTTTCTTCCCGATCTTCTACTTCTGATTCCTTTTTTATTTCAGGCAGATCTTCCACATCTGCTTCTAATTCTACAGGGTCTATAACGTTCTTATTTGGTGTCGTAACTGTTACGTTATTATTTGAACTGGGCTTACTAAAGGCTATTTCAAATGAACGGTTAGCGGCTATTACGAGTGAGATTGCTAATGGGTCAAATACAAATACAATGATGAGCAAGAGTATATTCACGACCTGTGCCATTGGCTTATCTGTTATTTCTGATATGTATTTCAGTGGGCCTAGCTCAGCTGCTACGTCAGAATCTATCTCCACATCGAACCGATCTGTTTCCAAAGTCAATATAGTAGAATCTAGATCAGATATATCACTTGTAAGTCTGATATAATCTGCATTTGCTATTTCCAATTGTTTTGATAACAATTCCCTTTGGTCTCCTGCCCCATCTCTGTCTACCCAATTATATTCAATATTATTAACACCTTCGTTTAATTGAGTGATTCTTTTTTCAATACCAGCCAATGATTCTGATTTTAGATCTTTCTGTTTCTGAAAAGACTCAATACGATTATCTATCAATGCTATCTCTTTATCGACCATTGACGATGCATTTGCTGTCTCCTGATATGCTGCGGATAAGAAACCATAAATACCCATAGAAGTTATCATTATCAATACAAGCGTTGCTATGGTAAGATATGCTCGTAACAATACGCTTAGCTTCTTCCAGTACTGATGTAATAGCGTTGCTATGATCAGCTTCGAAGCTTCTAGAGTACCGGCCATGATGATCACAGCAGTGGCAGCTCCTGCAAACAGCTTAGATAAACCAAATACTGAAAAGAATGCAGCAGATCCTGAAATGGACAAGGCTGATATAGTAATCAGAAATGGTAATAGCTTTTTCATATTAGCTTGCAGTGACGCGATCAGTTACAAACTGTAATCTGCGTCTAATCTCTTTCAGTCTATTGATTGCTTCAACACGATCAATAGGCATGTTACGTTCTACAGTTTGTTGTAAAATCATAACCATGTTATCAGCTTCATCAAGCCGTCTCAGTGTGTTTTCTCTGTCTTTCATTGTAAACCTTTGTTTCGCTTTTAGGATAAATATGCCTGTAATGGAGAACAGCTAACTCTTTTGCCTTTGCCTCCACCACAATGTCAAAGTCCATACCATATGTACGGATTTCATCATAGATGTAATCAGAATGTGCTTGTTTTCTGATCTTATCAATGTTATGTTTTATTTTTGCCAATTCGGGCCATTCTTGAACTTCATTCAGACTCAATCCTTGCTTCTGAATCATTTCTTCAAAGTCACGTTGTTTCTCATGAGTCCGACATTCACTGTAATGAGTGCATTGACGAACATCTGAAGGCCATGTGTCAGCTGCCATCTGTAATGCCTCATATTCATTAAGACCATCAGGATGAAACATATGATGGTGATAATCGAATGTGATAGGCATACCTACAACACGATGAAATAGATCATATAACATACGTACACTATACATACTACTTTTATCATCATTCTCAATAACTAATCTAGCTCTACAGGCATCTGACAGGCGATTGTAACCTTCAATCCATCTCACTGCAGTGCCTTCATGATTACCATAAGCGCCACCAATATGAATGTTAATCTTGTTTTCGTGTGACGGTTCAAAACCCATCAAATCAAACACTTCAGAATGTCTTTCGAGACTTGTAATACTTCTTTCCACCACATCTTGATTAGGCGAACCAAGAACATGAAATGGACCTGGATGTGTCGTGAGACGATGACCATGCTTTCGAGCATACTCTCCGGCCTTGAACAAAGCTTCTGACAGTTCATCATACTGCGGAAGATCAGTCAGTTCAAAATGATCATGCCATGGCACAATTTCAGATCCTACACGAAACAAAGTTATTCTATGTTCATCATTCCATTTCAGATACTCTAACAGATCATTGGCATTTGCAACTGCCAGTTCGCCTACTCTATGCAGATCCCAGGTTGGTTGCCAGGAGGCTTGTCTCAAAGTTCTCGATGTCGTTATTCTACCTCCTAATTTTTTAGGACGGTTAGTTAAGGTCATGTTAGTACATGCATATCCTAGTCTCATACATACTTATTATAATATAAAGATAAGAAATATTTTTCGTAATACCAAATCTAAATGGAAAAAAGATTGACTGCGGACCAATCTCATTTTAACTGATAGAAACTTTCTTTGTAGCCTGTTCCTTGGTGTATGGAACTTTGATGCATAATAACCCTTTGTCCAACTTGGCGTCTATCTTTTCCAAATCAAACTTTCTTGCCAGCCTCCAACCTAAGTCAAAGT